ACCTTCAACATACAGCCCATTGTTAGGTAACTCATTAATCTCTGATGCGTTCACTACATTTGGGTGTGTGATTAGGGTATCACAAGATGCTGCTAAGAGCTTTGCTACTGGGTTTCCATCTCCTGCATGACCCCCAATTTCTGCTCCAATGCCAGTTGGAATTAGTAAAGCAACATTAAAAGTATCTTGTTTTCTAATTTTCTTTTTGCTGTGGTAGAAGATATTTGGGGGATCTGCTATTGAAGACACCCACCCTTTGCTATGTGATTTAATAACCCCAACTTCACATGAATAGGAGTTATCCTTATTTTCTGTTACAACAAAACGAATTGGCAACTCATAATCTGTCATCTTAGTATACAGGCACACATACTCTTGAATACCCCATAAATTCTTTTGTGGTATTGTAAATTCTTTTTCGTATACTTTCATTTGCTATTTCCTCTTACTAAATATTACAACATTTGTGTACAAGTCTAAGATTTCTTTCGTAATCACCGCCACCATATTGTTTAGGAATTAGATGTTCAATAGTCGCCATGTTTTCTACTTCAGAAACTGTTTGTGGCACTAAAACCATTGGTTTCCCACACCAAAAACAACGATTATCTATATTTATCATTTTCTCCCTATAACGCATTCTTTGCTTTCTACTCATACTATCTATTTCCTCTGTTCATACACAAGTCTTGCCAAAGCAAGGTCTTCCAGCGCGACACCTGTGGATAAAAGCATTTTAACATGCTTTGAATTATCTATCTCTGATTTGCCCGTTATAAATGAACCAAGCGATTTGAGATCGGTTTCAGTCAACAATCCACCCTTAAATCCCCTATGCACAATTCCTGTATGTGCGACTTGCAAATAACTGTCACAAAAATGATCGACAAAAGGCAGTACTTCTTGGTGTATCTCGATCTTCTTATCTGAGTCTCCACCAACAGCACAGATTAATTGCTCCTTATGAAGATCAATATCTTTCTTGAATATGTGTGGCTCTCTTGTTGGAGTCAGAGTGACAACAATATCAGCATATTTGAGTACACCACTTTTTCCTTCTGCATAGGTATTTTTAAAAGCATTAACCATATCCATCTGTTTATCAACATCTGTATCATAAACAAGAATCTCACTGATATTATGGACTGCTTCAATTGCTTGTATGTGTGAGTATGCCTGTACACCACATCCAATAATGCCTAATATTTTGCTGTCTTCCTTTGCGAGGTATTTAGTTGCTACTGCCGTTGCTGCAGCAGTACGATATGCTGTAAGCTCCTCTGCTCTACACACCATCACTGTTTCTTGGTGTTCGTTTTCGTTTAAAATGTAGATCCCTCTCGCTAAGGGTAGCCCTACTTTTGGGTTATCACCACAAGCAGCAATAATTTTAGTACCACAATAAGGGTATTTATACATCCTTGATGGCATTACACGGTAGTCATTAAGTGTGCCTTCTAAATGCATAATAATCTTGGCTGGTGATTCTGTATTACCTTTGGCTTCCTCAATGAAAGTTTCTTCAACAGCCTCAATTATAGCTTTCCACCCAATTTTGTCCAGAGCTTTTTTGACTTGTTTATTACTTAGCATTTGTCACCTCTTTCTCTCCAACAAAATCAGTTACTTCTTTCTTTTGTTTTTCTATTAATTCATTGTATTTGTTAGCACATCCAGAGCACATACCCTTACCTTCGATTACTTGCTGTGTGCCTTCTTTCAGTAGATCAGATATTCTAAATGTATTATTTCCACTGTATACATCAATCGTTACTTCCTTTTCGTCTTTACACCTTTCACACACAGCAGTAATTTTCATTTTTAGCATATACCCCTCCTTTTTGGTTTTCTATCTACTTTAAATTCATTTTCAATTTCTTCCCACAGATCAATTACTTGATTCTTCAATTCACGTTCAAGACTGTTATCTTCAATATATTTTATTGCTGCATCCATCCTACCAAATTCTTTATCTACTGCGATGTATTTATCTGCTTTTGTCATCTGTTTGAGATAAGCTAAGTTAGCTCTGATATCATCAATACCTAGTCCAAATACAATATAAATATTAGCTGTTCTGTATGGATCATCCACTGTTTTTTTAACTACACAAGTAGATTGAATCCCATAAATCTTTTCATGATCAACATCCCTGATTTTCTTTGTCTTTTTAAGATACTTATTTTGTGCTGGTGGTCCTATTCTAATTCTGATTGATGCGTAGAAAGGTATCCCTTTGCCCCCAGAGGTAGTCTCTCCTGATGTACCTCCCCTAATTTGATTGGAGCAAGCAATTATGAAATTGTTCCTTTTAATTAAACGACATGTTTTTCTCAAGCCTTGGCTAAAGTCTTTGGCTATTTTCATACCCATCTTGTCGCCTTTTTCACCCATTTCAAGTTCAGAACTAAGTGCGGCAAGGCTATCTGTTGCAATTACATTAGCACTACCTTCCTTTGGCGGGTCTGGTTTCCATTTAAAAATATGATCAAATACTTCGTTAACAGTATCTGGCATATAATAGTTTTCTTTGCTAAGTTCCATCCCATAAATACGTGAATACTCCCTATCAAGTCTACCTTCTGGATCTTGGAATTCTGCACTACCCCCTTTAGCTTGGGCATCTGCACATATCTCTGCGAGTAGCGCTGTCTTCCCCACTTGACTCGGGCCATAGATTTCTAATAGAACACCTGCTGGTATTCCACCACCTCTGACTCTGCCTCCTGAAATTGCAAGATCAAGCAGAGTTGATCCTGTTGACACTACAGTTCCAAAATCACCTTCATTTGGTGTTACTTTAATAGGCTCTGGTTTAGCCTTTGCCCTTGCTTTGATTTGTTCTGTGTCAGATTTCTTTTTTGTTATTTTTGGCATGTTACACTCCTAAACTTCTATTGATCCATCTTTGATATATTGTAATCTCGCTGCAGCTTCTTCGTCTTGAACTGCCATTCCAACATACCACTCAATTCGGGTTCTAGCTACAGGTTTACTACTCAATATTCCCAAATCCCTGACTTTCATCTCATCTGTTTGTAACCCAACAACACCATCTTCTGACAGAGACAGACAATAAATTGAAGTACATTGTGGTATTCCAAACGAATCTTTTTCTGTAAAAGGAAGAATCTCATTGTATTCGTGGTCGTTATCAACAATCATAATAGGTAAATTTCTATATAGTGGTACTCTACGACCAAAGCAGTCAAGTCTAAAATCAATCTGTTTATCGTACTGAACTAATCTTTGTCGTATGGTTTTATTCATTAGTAAATGAGTGGGGTTGTTAACTGAAGCAATTAACTTGTTTAATTTATGTACATGTAAAACACAGTCACCATTGCTAATAAGCTGTCTACTCGTACACCTAACCCGCAAACCATCAAAACCTCTTGGGTCTTTTTTATTATTGCCCTTGATAATGGTTTTTGACAACCACTGTGACATCCTTTTTATCATTAAAACCTCTTGTTCTGAACGAAACTGCGTAAAATCCCCATGTTGTTTTTTAGCTCCAATATCCACATCAAGATCACCACCAAAAATACACACAGTTTCATTATCAGTATCCATAAAAATAGCTTTCTCTGTGTCTTTATCATATACAGTCTTAGTAGTTTTGATAGGTAGATACTGTAAAATATCCGAATTCTTAGCGTATATTTCCATTATAACAGCTGGAAGTATATTATCTTTATTCATTGCTATCTTAGCTTGTTCAAGTAGTGTTAACGCCTTTCCATTTTTCATCGTTTTTATCCTTTATAAACCACCCACCCAAAAAGGGTGAGTGGTTTTGGTTTAACTACGTCTACGTCTAATTGGTCCCTTGGTTGGAGTTGCTTTTTCTGCCTTTGGAGTTCTCAATTGTGCTCTCTGTGTTGCTGGTTCAGGTTCTGGATCTGGTGCAGGCTCTTGCATTTCTTGATTAGCAGCAAAGCAATTATCCCAATTTACACAACCGCCTCCTTCAGTACACTGCTCAAATGCATCATGATCAACACCAAACTCACCCTCAATAGGACACTCATCTGGTGCAAATTCTGTTTGCTCTGGCTCAGGTTCTTGCACAAATGGTGCTTCTTCAGCACCACCAGCCTCACCAACAGATCCACCATCATGCTTAGCACCATAAAACGCTTCATGGATTTCATCGTATGGAGCATACTTCACCACTGAATCTAGTGAAAATGATTGATCAAGGATTTTATCTGGAATAGGTGCATCACGATCAAGAAATGCATGGTATAAAAATTTCCATTTACTACCACTACCCTCTTTTGTAAAAGCAACATTTTTACCAATATCAGGATCAAAATAAGGGTTGGTTCCCCCGCCCTTGCCTTGTCCAGCAATTCCTTTTAAAGTTTTTTCCATAAAATAATACGCTATTTGCCATAGCTGAACACCTTTTGCTTCTTCTTCAGAGTTATCATGACACCAAATAAGATGTAGTGTTTGTCTTGTTGCACTAATTCTACCATATTCCTCTTTAGTATAAGTATCACCCTCTTGTTGTAAATGTTCACAAATTGGACAAGGTTCTCCATTTGTCTTTGCAGGGCATACATAAGGATATTCTAATACACCAACACGCCCATGTGTCCATAGATCAACTGACCAAATAAATTCACCTTCTTTTATCGCTTTTTTCTTGTCGTTCTCAAAAAGCTTTGGCATATTTGGTCCAGCAATGAAGGGGATATAATCGATAACATGGTCTGAAAAACCACAGTTCCAAAAACCAATTCCTTCTGGTAATTTTGAATTATCAATAATACTCCCAAACTGTGAGCTGTCTTTATTAGCCACACTCTCCTCATGCCTTTTGAGAAGATCCTTTTTTTGTTTCTTGTACTGCTGTCTAAATCCTGGCATCTTTATTCTCCTTTACTTCTTTAGCTAAAATTTACTGTATACATAAGATCTACTTCTTCTATGTCAACTCCATACTGAACTTTCCCAATAGTACTATCTTCCTTTACTCCTGCTCTACACACAAGAATATTATCTACATTGTAAAGTGCTAAGTAAACACTGCCATCCTTACCAAATTGTAGGTTTGGCATCATCGTACTCCATAATACTTGTTCATGTTTTGCAGCACATTGTAATAATTTTTCACAAAGCGCACCAAAATCAGCTATTCTGTTATAAAATTCGTTAAAATCAGGTATTCCTCCCATTATAGGATCTAATCCAACCTTCATTGTATCCATTTACCCTCCCTTACGTTCGTTTTTGATTTCTGTAACTGCTACTCTGACTTCTTGCGCTATTATTTTGATATTCTGCATAGCTTTTCGTATACGAGCGCCTGCAGCGTTATTGCCATTATCAAACTTTATGATATCATCTTTGCTGTTAAAAGTAGCATCTTCTATTTTCTCAATCAGATCCATTATCGCCATCGTTTTTCCTCCTTTCTTTAGTTTGTAGTTTAACATCTCTCCAACTTTTAAATACTGCCATAGAAAGTACTCTAAATAGTACATATCCA